ATGTCGACGTAGGTTGGGAAAGGTCAGAGCCCATTGTACTTTGTGTATAAACAATTACCTACTTCCAATGTCTCGGCTGTGACGAACTCACATGAAGCTCTTGATTGGATGGAACCGTAAACAGGTTCCGTCTGACTGAAACAATCTACATGAAACTTAAACATTATTACATTCGTAATAATGCATTTGTATCATATTCATTTACTTCTATCAACAAACGAAGTGTTTAGTTTGAGTGTTAACGAAAAACTTGGATCAACGAAGTTGAGACATAAATAACTGTATAAGAATTTAAAGGTATAGTCGTATGGTAGCAATTTATCAAATAATAAATGAAAATGTCTTGGCATTTGAATTAGATGCCGGTGATAGAGCATTATGGAATGGTATTCGAGCAGAATGGCGCGGAGCATCATTCATTGCACAAAATACAAGTTCTCAATATCCTGATATTAAAAGAAATCAACCTATACCTAAAATTTACCGCGGAGCATTTGTCAATGCCGCTAGAGAGGCTAAAGGCTTACCACGTTTGAACTTTGATGGTGGAGGCAACTTAAGAACTAGTCCAACTACAGCGCCTAGTACAGATGCAACACCTACGGCTCCAGCAGCTCAAAAACCACCTCTTGAAATGGATGATTTAAGTAAAGGGCAAAAGCGTGGACTCAGCAGAACCGGAAGAATAAATTACGGTGGACACACTTATACTAGAGCTGAAATTGATGCATTTACTCAAGCGGCCGCAGCTCGTCGAGCTCAAGCAGGTAGAGATGCTAAAGCAACAATGTTTAACGCACAAACTAAAGATGATATTATAAAGAACAAAAGTTTTTTAGCAAAAGCAACAGCTCGGACAATGCGAGGAATTCTTCCAGGATTTGGTTTAAGTGTAGGCGTACAAGCTGGCGGATGGTTAGCACTTAGAGGACACTTGTTAGATCTAAACGAATCAACTTTAACAAAAATGGATAGAGACGGAATAAGTGATGCAGAAATTAGTCAATTAGCTAATGATTATAAAATAGCATCACAACGTTTGTTAGGATTATGGTTTGCTATAACTGCGGCACCTGACATTCTTGTAGCAGCAGTTAAAGGAACAGCAGGAGTAATTTCAGTAATTAAGAATAGAGCAAGAATTGGAAATGCTGTAAGTATGGCAATTCAGCAAGCTGCGAGTGCGTTTACTGGTCCAGGATTTTTAGTTATGCTTGGTAAAAATGCATTGCAATGGGCACTAGTTGAAGGCGGATTAGCGGCACTTACATATGTAATAGGCAGAAGTGCTTGGGTGCAAGAATGGATATTACAACTTATAAAAAATGAGTGGGCAGGTTGGATAGCTGATCAAGGATTTCGAGGTGCTGAAATGACTAATGCTTCAATAGAACGTGCATGGAATTATGTTGCTGCTGACAAACTAGGTGTTGCTGACGAAGTAAAAGAAGTTGATGTTTTAAAACGTCTCTATTTAGATGACCCTAATCTTGCTAAATCTTTATTCCAAGGTTACGAAGACGAAATTAAACTTCTTCCAAAATCTATGCAAGATGATATGCGAGGGGTATTTGATAATCCTACTGTTTCCTCTGATAATAGAGATGATACTGCTCCGTCAACTGAAGAAAAGCCATCCGCTAGTGGCGTAGTTCCTAATCCGTTGGGTAACTAACAACTAGATAAGTGGCATCTTAGAACTTTTAGTAAGTTCGATATTTTCTTTTACAATACCATTTAAAATATCTAAATCTTCTAAGTCTGTATGATTTAGTAAGATGTAAGAATCAACTCCGCCTCTCATGTACCAAGAAAGTTTGTAAACTTCATGTTTGATACGCTTAACTTCGTTTTCGTATTTTGAAGATAGATCCTGTATGTCAGAATCCGAGAGTGGGATTATTGTTTCAAGAAAAAACTTGTATAGTCCATCATTGGTGCAATACTATCAGTATGTTCACATTCACTACAGGCTACATCTGTTTTTGGAACTGAAAGTAGTTGATTGTTATTGGCATACGTTTTTTGTACAGCTTCAAAATACATGCCTTCATTGTTTAAAATAAAATCTTTAATAAACAATAGGTTAGTTTCAGATTCGCCATCGGGTGTGGTTATATCTACAATACCATCGCATATAATTTTTTCTGTTTGTTTGTTAATTCTGTTGTAGATATCATTTAACAACTTGTCTTTAGCTTCAAGGTCATTAACTGAATTGTTCATTTGGATTAGTTCTCGTCTAACCTTCATAGTATACAATTGATTCTCAATCATTTCTTTGTAAGTTAATGGTCTTAAACGTATTGTAAAATCGTTAACTTGTACAGTGTAAACAGGATCTGTTGTTGATAAATGATCTAACAGTGTTTGTAACGGTAATCCAAATTTGTCTTCATTTCCGCATTTTGAACAAGCATGTGATACTGTCATGTTGTCTCCATAAGATGCAATTCTTATAGCAGCTAAAATGTAGTCAAGATCTTGAGAGTTAATGTGCCATGCATTCTTAATTGAGGGAATACAGTTTTGAATTATATTAACTACAGCATTTCCTGTAATTAATGCATCAGGTGTTTTAACAACAATTTCGTCACTAGCAGTCATACTGAAGACTTCAAGTTCTTCAGACTTATCTATTATTTTTTCGTTATACCAAGCACCTTTGCTAGGCAAATCAATAACTAGCTTTGGTTGCCTTTTGTATTTTTGTAACGGGCTTGTAAAGTTTTCCATGTATATAATCCTTAGGATAAATATATTATATGATTATTTATATCTTGAAAAATACCAAGGGAACGATATTGAATGAGTGATGACGCACAAAATAATAATACTGAGCAATTAAACTTAAACAGCGGTGCATTAAGTAGAGTTAATAGCGCACTAGACAGTCTTGGTGGTATTGTTGGTGCATTAGTAAAAGGTGCTCCTCAAAGTTTTGGAGAAATACTTGATAAGATTCCCGGACTAGACGGCAAAGTAGCACAGTCAATGAAATTTGCTGAAGGTTATATTGGTGTATGGCAAGGATTAACACGTTCTGGTGTTAACTTTAACAACCAAATAGACGAGATGATTCTTGCTACTGGTCGAGCAAACATACAACTTGAACAGTTATCTAGAATGGTTCAAGAGTCAGGCGGAGCATTTGCAGCTATAGGCGGCATTGCTCAAAACGGAGTAAATAGTTTTTTAAAATCTCAGGCTGTATTTAATGCAGAAGTAAATGGTACATTTAATCCTTTGAGAATACAACTTGAAAGATTAGGATACACATCAGAAGCTATAGCTGATTCATTTTTAGCTTATGATCAAATACAAGCAATAAGTGGCATACGAGATCGCCGGACTGATTTTGAACGCAATCGTGCAACAACAGAATTTGCTGTAAAGATGGATGAACTAGCACGATTAACTGGTAAACAGATTAGTCAACTTGAAAAAGAAGCAGCAGAAATATCAAGACAAGGTAACATATTTGCATTTAGTACAGGCCTTGATACAAGTGTAAAAGACGAACTCCGAAATGGTTTACAAGAATTGAATGAAGTAGCTCCTGTAGTAAAAGATTTTGCAACAGATTTAATTACTAGAGGCTTTCCAAATCCTAATGATCCGGCAATGATGGCGCTAAATGCTGCCGCACCTGAATTGCGAGAATCATTACTTGCAGCAAGAGATGCATTTTTAGACGGTGACGAAACTAGAGCACAAATATTAATGGATAATGCAATTGGCGAAGCAAAGATGCTAAGGTCTAACCAGTTCTTAATTAGACAAGCAATGCTCGGAGGTGCAACAGAAATTACTGGTGCATCAATGGATATAATGACTCAGCTCAATAGTGGAATTGCAGTAGGCGGCGAGGCTATTCAAGAATATGCAGCTAAAATGTTCAACGTTGACTTTGATGATGTTACTGACGATCAAATGGCTCAAGCTGAACGAAAGATGATTCAAGAAAATAGAGATGCTCAAATAAAAGGCAGCGAAGATGTTCTTGATGCATATTTAGGAAGTATGCGAAAAGTACAGTCACTTGCAATGGAAATGCAAGAAAGTGTAGTAAATGGAATGTTCGCTACACTTAGAACAGGAATTGATAAATTTCAACAGTATGTTGATACTAAACTAAGTTTATCAAATCTATATAGTGAAGGAATGGATGATTTACTCCGAGAAATATTAGCTGATAATAACAGTCCTCGAGCAGGAGCAAATGCCGTAATGATAAGTGCTCAAAGGGCAATAGATAAACTAACTCGAAGAGCAACTGCATTATCCGATGACGACAATCCAGAAGCAATGACAAAGGTACAAGAAATATTATCATCTCTAGAAACAAACATACAAAGATTAACTACTAATGCTAACGATGACGATGCAAAAGCAAGCATTAGACAACTAACTGCTGCTGTAACTAGAATTATCAATGATACTAATCCTGATATAAATCAAACTTTAACTCCAGAACAGGTACAAAAGTTAGTAGAATCAATAAAAAATATATCAGTTCCAGAATATAGTACAGGTACTATGGGGCAAGAAGGAAAGTTATTTCAAAATTTTGGAAGTGAAACATTAGCAAAATTACATGGATTAGAAGCAGTAGTTACACCTGATCAAATGCAATCAATAGTTTCACAATCGGCGTTAGGCGCTGTGCAAGGTATGAGTTCGGCAATGAACGAGTCCAGGAACACCTCGACTACCCTTCAAGGAATGTTAAATACAATAAGAACAATTCCGGCACAAGTACAACAGCCAGAGCAAATACAAAATGAAACCAATGTTGAAGAAATGATGAACAATTTAACAAGACAACTTAAAGCACCGCTTGAAGAAGCAATGCAAAGCACACTTGTTCCAAAACTTGAGCAATTAGTTTCTGTAAGTACACAGAACGTGGAAATGAGTAATAAAGTCAGAAAAGGCATTAGTGGCCTAGATGGCGATATGCTGAGGAGCATGTAAATTGAGTTGGAAAAAATATTTTACACCAGTTGATTCAATGAATTCAACTAACGGAGCATACAGTCCTTTAAGTGGAACTGCTGCAAATTCAAAACCAGGACCGGCAAGAACAAACTATTCAAGTTACTTGCCTGACGTGTATGTAGGTTCACCAAACAGAGTTGAACGCTATGGACAATACAATACTATGGATAATGATAGTGAAGTTAATGCTGCACTTGATATCCTTGCTGAGTTTTGTACACAAACAAATGACGAAAATAGTACTAACTTTAAATTTAACTTTTTTAAAAAAGCAACAAATTCAGAAGTAACTATATTAGGACAATATTTAAAGCAATGGTGTAAAACACAAAAGTTTGAAACACGTATGTTTAGAATATTTCGTAATGTATTCAAATACGGAGATGCAATATTTTTAAGAGATCCAGAAACTAAAAAATGGTTTCATGTTGATCCTGCAAAACTAACACGTATCATTGTTAACGAATCAGAAGGCAAACGTCCTGAACAATACATTATTAAAGATGTAAATTTAAACTTTAGAGAAATGGTTGCTACAACTCCATTTGAAACTACTGGAAATGTTACAGGCGGCACAGCACCTAATGCGGGTTACTTTACTGGCGGCGGCAGAGGAATGGTTGGTAATTCACCGCAACAAGCTGGAAGCAGATATCAAATTGAAGAAGGTGAAGTTGCAATTGATGCACAGCATGTAGTTCATTTAAGCCTGTCAGAAGGTTTAGATCAAAACTATCCTTTCGGTAATAGTTTACTTGAAAGTATTTTTAAAGTTTACAAACAAAAAGAATTGCTCGAAGATGCTATTATCATTTATCGAGTACAACGTGCGCCAGAGCGCAGAGTATTCTACGTTGATGTGGGCAACATGCCATCACACCTTGCTATGCAATTTGTGGAACGTGTAAAAACGGAAATACATCAAAGACGTATCCCATCGTCGACAGGAGGCGGATCAAATGTCGTAGACAGTAGTTACAATCCTCTGTCAATCAATGAAGATTACTTTTTCCCACAAACTGCTGAAGGACGTGGATCTAAAGTTGATACACTACCAGGTGGTACTAACTTAGGAGAAATTGATGACCTTAGATATTTTACTAATAAGCTCGTACGCGGTTTACGAATACCTTCCAGCTATTTGCCTACGGGTGCTGATGACGGAGCAAGCTCTTTCCAAGATGGACGAGTTGGAACTGCTTACATACAAGAATTAAGATTTAATAATTATTGTGAACGCTTACAAGGGTTAATAGTTGAACAATTTAATCAAGACTTTAAACGTTATCTGTTAGAACAAGGAGTTAACATTGATGTATCAATGTTTGACTTAGACTTCCAAGCACCGCAAAACTTTGCTGCATATAGACAATCAGAACTTGATAATGCTCGTGTACCAACATTTACACAAATGAGTGCTATACCGTATCTATCTAATAGATTTGCTATGAAACGATTCTTAGGAATGAGTGCTGAAGAAATTGCAGAGAATGAACGTATGTGGCGCGAAGAAAATGACGAAACACTTGGAGCACAAAATACTGATAGTGCAGGCGAAATGCGTAGTGCAGGAATTAGTTCATCAGGTATATCATCAGATCTTGACGGCGCTGAAGATATTGCACCTGACACAACAGATCCAACACTAGGCGACGAAGCAACACCGCCTGAAACTACAACAGGACAAGACATTGGTGGCGGAACTGCTCCACCTGCTACAGATCAAACAGTATAAAGATAAATAGATACATGATACTAAGAGAACTTTTTTACTACGACAAAGAAACACTTGAACCAACTGAGGATAATAGTTATGAACCTCAGCATGACGACTCTGTGGTTAAGCGTTCTGACAGTAGAAAAACAAGATTAACATTACGTCAAATTAATAGAGCAAGAAAAGCATCAGATGTTCATACTAAAGAACAAGCTAAAGAACTAGAGTTTGTTAGACAAATGTATGGTTTAGCTGCTCAAGCAGATGCTAGTGCAACTATATAGAAAGATGATAGTAATGTGCAATGGCAAAATTAGACAAATCTAAATATACCAAACAACAAATAAAACAATTACTTGCAGAGCGTAAACGGATTAAATCTGTTAAGCACATTCAAGAGCAAATAGTTAAGCCTAACGAACATACCAATAAGTCATATGCGTTTGTTTTAGGCAACGGAACATCACGTAAAGATATAGACTTACATCAACTTAAAGAGTTTGGAAAAATATACGGGTGCAATGCATTGTATCGTGAGTTTGATCCAGACTACTTAATATGCGTCGATGTAAAAATGATTTTAGAATTAGATAGAAAAAACCATTTAACTACTCATTCTAATGTTTGGACAAATCCAAACAGAGCTTATCGTAATATTAAAAATTTAAACTTCTTCACACCGAGCAAAGGTTGGAGCAGTGGACCAACAGCATTACATTTAGCAACTACACACAAGCCAAAAAATATCTTTATACTTGGGTTTGATTACAAAGGTTTAAATTTAGGTAAAAGTGTTAATAATATGTATGCAGGTACACCAAATTATAAAAAAACAACAGATCCTGCAACATATTATGGTAATTGGCTTAAACAAACTAAGCAATGCATAAAAGAAAATAAAGATATTAAATTTTATCGAGTTATAACACAAGAGAATTATGTGCCCGAAGAACTAAATAGTTTTAACAATTTAGAGCATATATTGGTTGAAGATTTTAAAAAAATGTTCAATATACTCTAATACAATTCAAAAAGGTTCGTTTTGAGCCTATTATCCACGTATATTTTCCCTATATGTTAAATACAACTGACAGCCTTACCATAGGTAAACATTTAATAGGAGAAAAAAATGGCAGATCTAAATAAATTTGAAGAAATGCTTGAGCGCCTTGTCAACGAAGACAAAGATGGTGCTGAAGAGCTTTTCCATGAGATTGTGGTTGAGAAATCACGTGAAATATATGAAAACTTACTAGAGACAGATCTAGACGACGAAGAAGTTGATGAAGCTACTGACGAAGAAGTAGATGAGTCAGATGAAGAAGTCGATGAAGCTACTGACGAAGAAGTAGATGAGTCAGATGAAGACTTAGAAGAAAACTTTGACTTAGACGAATTTGAAGTTGAAGCAGATCCAATGGACATGGGTGATCCAGCAGACGATATGATGGGCGACATGGAACCAGATGCAGACGATCATCACGCTGACGTAGGCGGAGAAGAAGAGTTAGAAGATCGTGTAATGGATCTTGAAGATGCTCTAGAAGATTTAAAAGCAGAATTTGATTCGATGATGGGTGACGATGATGCACCTGCAGACGACGAAGGCGGCATGGACATGGACATGGATGCAGACGACGAAGGCGATGACGACGAAGCTGAAGAAGAAGCAATGGCTTTTGAAACAACCGACGAAGAAGTAGAAGAAGCAACTGACGAAGAAGTAGAAGAAGCTGATAAATCAGAAACAGAGACAATGCGTGAGTATGTTGAAAAAGTAACAGCATCAATGGGTGATACAGGTACTAACGGTACTAAATCAGCTGTAGCTGGTAAAAACGACATGGGCGGAACAGCAGGCAACTTAAATCAAGGTGCAGTATCTGGTGATCCAGAAGCAGGCGCAGGTTCAACTGTAAAAGGTTCAGCATTAAGCGACACATCGTCAAAAGAAGATTCGGCTGGTAACGTAAATGTACCAGGCGGTAAAGCCTCCAAATCATTGAAGGCACAACCTGGCCACGGCGCTGAGAAAAAGGGCAAGCCAGAGACTGCTGACAAAGCGGCAACAAGTACACTTAACAAAGTAAGTACTCGCGCTAAGTAAGCGGTATAAATTAAGGACGAAGAATGAGTAACTTTTTAAGAGAGCATTTGACATTCGACGCAGCTAAAATGGTTGTTGAGTCTGCTAACGAAGGAAAAGACTTGTACATGAAAGGTATCATGATACAAGGCGGAGTACGCAACGCTAATCAGCGTGTGTATCCTGTGAATGAAATTGGCAGGGCTGTCAAAACTCTCAATGATCAAATTACTGGAGGATACAGTGTTCTCGGAGAAGTAGATCATCCTGAAGGCCTTAACATTAACTTAGACCGTGTAAGTCATATGATCAGCGAATGCTGGATGGATGATGCAAACGGTTATGGTAAATTAAAAATTCTACCAACACCGATGGGTAACCTAGTTAAAACAATGCTGGAAAGCGGCGTTAAACTAGGGGTCTCGTCACGCGGTAGTGGAAATGTATCAGAAGACGGCGGCAACGAAGTTTCTGATTTTGAGATAATCACCGTGGACGTTGTGGCACAGCCAAGCGCCCCTGGTGCGTACCCGACACCAATCTACGAACATTTAATGAATGCTCGCGGTGGAATGAAGGCATATCAAATAGCACAGGCAACTAAAGAAGACCCAAAGGCACAAAAATATTTAAAAGAATCGCTGATTAATATAATCAGTCGACTCCAATAACAGGAGACAATAAAATGTTGGATGCACTAAAAACACTATTCGAAAACGATGTTGTTTCAGAAGACGTCCGCCGCGAGATTGAAGAAGCATGGGAAAGTAAGATTAAAGAAAATCGTATCTCTGCCACTGCTGAACTGCGTGAAGAGTTTGCTAAAAAGTATGAACATGATAAATCAACTATGGTCGAGTCAATTGACAAGCTATTAGAAGAGCGTCTTAGTTCAGAACTTAAAGAGTTTGCAGAAGATCGTAAGCAACTAGCTGAGGCGAAAGCCAAATATGCTGTTGCCCAACGTGAAAATGCTAAACTACTGAAAAACTTTGTAATGGAGTCTTTAAAGACAGAAGTTACCGAACTACACGAAGATCAGAAAGCAATGGCAGGAAAATTTTCGCAGCTTGAAGAATTTGTGGTGGAAGCGTTATCAAAAGAGATAGCAGAGTTCTACGAAGACAAAAAAGACTTAGCAGAAACCAAGGTTAAACTTGTACGTGAAGCTAAAGACAAATTTGCCGAAGTTCGCAAGAACTTTGTAGCAAAAAGTGCAGCATTAGTATCCGAAACAGTTGGAAAGACTCTAAATTCAGAGATTGGACAACTGAAAGAAGATATTGAAGTTGCTCGTAAAAACGACTTTGGTCGTAAACTATTCGAAGCATTTGCTGGCGAATATGCAAACAGCTACCTAAACGAAAAATCAGAAACTGCGAAACTTATGCAAGTAATTGCTACTAAAGAAAAGCAGATTGTTGAGGCAAAGTCGTTAGCTGCAAAGGCAAAAAATATTGCAGAATCTGTTAATGTTGAAAAGAAGGCATTAATTGAATCAGCAAAAAGAAAACAAATAATGAATGATTTGACTGCACCTTTAGGTAAAGATCAAACAGAAATTATGTCAGACTTACTGGAAAGCGTTCAAACTGATAAACTTCAGAATGCTTTTAACAAGTATCTACCAGCAGTAATTGATGGTAACACTCCAGCTAAGAAGAAGGCAGTTTTAGCAGAAGGCACACAAATAACAGGCAACAGACAAGAACATAACGTTAGTTCAAAGGCAGACGCAGATAACAATGTAGTTGATATCAAACGTCTAGCTGGATTACAAATATAGGAGAAACTAAAATGTCAGAACTATTAGAAAGTCGCTGGCAAGACACAAAAACTGCACTTCTTGAAGGCCTTAGCGGCAACAAGAAAGCTGTTATGCAATCAACACTTGAAAATACTCGTAGGTATTTGAGTGAGGCTGCAACAGCTGGTGCTACATCTTCAGGTAATGTAGCTACACTTAACCGTGTAATTCTACCAGTTATCAGACGTGTCATGCCAACAGTAATTGCAAATGAATTAGTAGGCGTACAGCCTATGACAGGCCCAGTGGGTCAGATTCATACACTACGTGTACGTTACGCAGATGCTTTTAACAGCACAAGCGGAACAGACACAGCAGCAGGCGATGAGGCTCTAAGCCCATTCAAAATCGCTGAAGGTTATTCAGGCGCAGCAGCAGATGATAAAGCAGCTTCAACAGCAGCTTTAGAAGGTGCGGCGGGTAACAGACTAAGCATCCAAATCTTGAAACAAACAGTTGAAGCGAAAACTCGTAAGTTGAGTGCTCGTTGGACTTTTGAAGCAGCTCAAGATGCTCAGTCACAACACGGTATCGATGTAGAAGCAGAAATTATGGCTGCTTTAGCACAAGAAATTACCGCTGAAATTGATCAAGAAGTATTAGCTTCTTTAAGTTCACTTGCTGGTTCAGCAGCTGAAACTTATGACCAATCAGCAGTAAGTGGTACAGCTACTTTTGTTGGCGACGAACATGCAGCACTTGCTGTTCAAATCAACAGAGTTAGCAACTTAATTGCACAGCGTACAAGACGTGGTGCTGGTAACTGGGCAGTTGTTTCGCCATTCG